ACCCAGGTTTGAGCGAAGAGTCGCATCGGTAACGTCGATCCACTTACCCTTTCCTGTACCGCCAGCCGTCGCCGGCGTGCTGCCGGGTAGAACTATCTTCGGCATTGCGCCATCCCAGCGCCAGTATTCGTCCGTGGATTCCCACAGAAGAACCTCAAAACGTTGAGTAAGTAACGATCCCTGCTCAAACGAACCTATGGCCGGAACGTATCCCCATAGCCCCGTTCCTGCAGGGTCCTGCAATTTAGGTTGGCCGGCGCCGTCAAAACCTAACCCCTTCCAGGCGCGGTCTTGGGCCGATGGTAGCTGGTTTATATAGGAATCAGGGACACGCAGTGAGCGATTAAAGTTGCTGGTTATCTGCTGCTGCAGGTCGATATCACCACTATCTACGTAGCTTTTTGTTGCGGCATCCTGCGCCAGTGAAGGATCACGCAGGTTACGAATGCGGTTATTGAGCGCGTCATAATAGTTAGCGAAGATATTTGGCCTTTTCAGAGCCAAAGAGTCCCACCACCAACCGAATTTTTGGATAAGCATAGTCAGCTTATCAAGCGCGCGTTCATGGCTTGTCGCAGGAAACTTACCGGTCGCCAGATAACTGGTTAACTGGGTCGCATCGGGATCACGATAAATCAGTAGCGTAGCGCCACTGTGTGCGGAGAGCAAAGTCAGCTGACCGCCATTCTTATCGCCGGCGCCGTTCAGATAATAATCAACGTCAATTGTCAGCGTAGTTTTGTTAAAGTCGTCACCGTTCTGTGTATACAGTTCCGCGACAATATGCCCGTTTTCAATGAAGTAGAAAGGGATGCTAAAAGGGCCAGTGCTGGTTGATAGCTGATACTCAACCGATGAAGTGTCGTTCTCGACCATCATCTACTCCAAAACAGTTCGACATGGTGGCATTGTCAGAATCGTTTTGAAGCTGGGCAAAAGTAAGGCCGCAATATGCGGCCCTGAGGGGTTATTTCTCGGTGGTTTCCGATGCTTTGGCTGCGACAGCATCATCAAATTTTTTCTGGAAGTAGGCCCGGATTGACTTGTAACCGCCCGCTACCAGATATAGAGCCGATACCACTACGCTGAAGTAAAGTAAGCCCATTTGCACGTTCGTCATTTTGTCTCCTGTCTTTTCTGTTCAATCTGGCGAATACCAGCCAACTGGTTATTTGCTTTTTCAATGGCAGCAAGTAATGGGGTTATCCATAAAACAGCCTGGCAATATGTCAGTTCGCCGGCGGTAATGGTGCCAGTACTGGGCTTGTCAGATCCGTCGGTATTGGCGTGCACTGCGCTGGAACGTAAACTGTTCGTGTATTCGAGCAGCCCACCAGAAACGTCAGCAGGAACAGGCATATCACACGTTTTTTCGCGCTTGAGAATCGTTCGATATTCAATGATTTTTTCCTCTGTACCGGCATCTACCGCCCTGTTTTTTTCCTGGACATCGCCGCTTATAGTTTGAAAAGCAGCGATATTATCCGCCTGTATTTGGATAACCCTTGCCTGCAGCGTCACCTGACTTTCAGCCGTTTCAGCTCTGCTGGATGCAGAGCTATATCGATAGCCCAGCCCTGCGGCGATTGTGAGCCCGATGATAAGAAGAAGCATAATAACTGCCGCGGCGATGGATTCTGGTTTCACTTATCGATCCCCCAACACGTCAAGGCGCTTTCCTGGTCACGTCGCTCAACCTGACCGTAGCAACCTTTCTTCTGGCCTTTGGTGAGGCGGCAGTCACGGCCACCATCAAAGATCCAACGACGAATTTCAGAGCACGCCCCTTTACGGTCGCCCGCATTCAGCTTGCGGTAGAACGTGCTGGGGAAACATTTCCCCGGCCCGATGTTGTACGGGCAGAAGCTGGCGATACCAACTTTCTGTGGTGCCGTCAGCGGGACTCTGATGTTCTGGTCAACCCATGCCAGGGCCTTGTTACGTTCAATAGCGTTCACCTGGTCGCATTTGGCCTGCGTCAACTTCATCCCCTTCGTTACTGGCTTGCCGTCAATGCGGGTTGCCCCCCGACAAATAGTCCAGACACCAGACCCGTCAAGGTATGCAGTTAGACTGTTGCCCTCTTTCTCGTTCAAGAACTGATCCATGAGCGTTGGCGCGGATGCACCGGCGGCAATTAGCGCCAGCATGGCTGCACTGAGCTTTGCTTTGGTCGAAGCCATATTATTCTTCCGAGAACTTGCCGCGGCGATACGCGAGCCATTTGAAGTAGATATTTACGAGAAAGGTCAAAGCGGTGAACACCAAGCTGCCAATGACGCCAATAGCTGCCCACTGGCCGGGGGTGTATGAATCAAGCAGCTGCGAAAACCAATACGTAGCGCTGACTGTTGACGTCCCGTAGGTGATGACCTCGGAAACTCTGTGTGTCATTTTCATCGTTCCTTACCTCCCGGCCGGGATGGCTGATTTAAGTGGCAAGGAAGATTTTGATAGGGCCTATCACACTGGGCAAAAGCTGATCATTTATCAGGATTCATGAAATGAAACAGGTGCTATAGTGGTTTTGGGATTATCCCTATGGCAATGATTAAGGAATGACGAATGAAAAAAATAATCGCTCTGTTACTGGTTGCAGTATTTGGTGTGATGTCAGTGTCGGCGATGGCTTGCCCGAAAGGCACCCACCCACATGGGGGCACTGGTTCTCATCATAAAGGCGGTACCTGTTCCTGATAGGATTTAAAAACTACACACAAGGCAAAAAGCATGAAAAAATTATTCACGGTGTTATTTGTTCTGCTCTCTCTGGGGTCTGTGACGCAGGCCTATGCTGGAAACTGCCAGCATCCTGACGATACCGCTGCTGACGGTTCACGTTGTGGTGGTCGTTCGGCTGACTCTCGCCCGGGCGGGCAGTAATGATAAAGCCCACCATGTGGTGGGCTAATTCTTACCTCTAGCAACTTCATCTTTCAACCATTGTGGTGGTTCAGTACAACGATAATTTGATTGCATGGCCTCAATTACTAAACTTTTTGCTGAATTTACTCTCCGCTCAGGGTGCTGAGACAGATACATGAAAACGACATCACCATATGTCTGCAACCTTCCATTCGGTTCACAATATACCTGAGCACCAGCAGAGCCGAACGATTCGATATTGGCGGCTACATAGCCAAGAAATAAACCGCTATATAAGATATCGCTCTTTGTAGATGCTTTTATATCGTTTTTGCTTACATTCTTAAAACTATTACCATAATCGTATAATTCCTCACCGTTATAAAATTCAGCGCGCGACACTAATGGGAGTGAAATTAGTAAAATGGAGATCATAACTTTAAGCATAATTATTTATATCCACCTTGATTGTAGGTTATCTGCCAAGCATAAACTGAGAAGGTGGAATAATAAAGTCATTTCCCTGTTCCTCCTTCACACGTTGCTGATACCGCTGCAGAGAACCAGGTGACATCCATTCTCGCATCTGGTTCAGGATCAGGAAGTCCATCACCGGGCGCACCACATGCAGGTTCATGTACGGTGTGTGGTTTATCGCAAAGTTGAAGTAATCAGCGGCTTTTGCATCCCCCTGTTTCGTCAGTCCAAAAAGATTAACCAGTTGTGCTGCATCTGATGCAAACGGACCAGCCAGCGACGTCGCCGGGGTATTTCCGAACCGGTTGTACTCCCCAAAGAGGAAATCCCCCAGAATACCCAGCCCACCGCCCTGCGCCATGGCTGCTGTCCATGTACTGACATTGTCGGCAGGGCGCGGGGTCTGGCCCCTAAGCATCAGCTTCGTCTGCATGGAGAGATAACCGAACGCCGTCGCCCACAGGAAAAGCTGAGCAATGCCCATCAGCTCACCGTTTCCATTACGCATCGCCCGGATCAGAGCGTTATTGCGAAAAGTATTATTCTGGCTTAGTGAACCAAAATCATAACCACGCCCGTAGAGCTCTCGACCGATCGCGTTCTGCATAAAGCTGGCTGTAAAAGATTTAAACTGCCATGCAAATCGCAGCATTTCGCCATAGGCAGTGCCTCGCTGCATACCCTGCTTCATGATCGACATTGTGCGCGCATCCGGTTCGTTCAGAGCTACACCAACGCGATCGAGTATATAACCGCGCACCTTATCGGAGAGAAGCTCACGAGCATATTCCACTGAACGATCATTGATTTTTATCCCGCGGTTGGTGAGGTAGTTCTCAATATCTGTTCGAGGTATATCTGCTACTCCGTCAGGAGTCATGTAGGCGTTACCGTCCGCTGCATGCAGTTTCATTTTACTGAGTGCTGCCCACTCGTTTTCTTCAATGCCATGCATCGAGAGAACCCGGCGCAGTTCTTCCGGCACATCACCAAATGATTTTCCGGCGTGTGTACCCAGCCACTCAGAAACCATCATGCCAGTGCTGTAGCGACTGCTGTTAGTCCACCAACTCTGCAGGTTCAGCCGGAAATAATTTCGCATAGCCCTGTTAACTCTACCAGGCATCGAATTGTCAGCACTGAAGCGATAAATTAGCTCATCTTTCATCGCATCAGCATGTAACCCGATCGATTTAAGAACCTGCTGACGCTCCGCATTTTTCCAACGCGTTAACTGGACTTTATTGGCTGTAGCTTCCCAAACAGAGCCCAACATATTTCGTCCCTGATAGCGCATCTCCATAGCCTGGGTAGCGATATCATTGAATGATGAAATCATTGAACCGCCGAGCTTCATCATGGTTTCTATCGCGCGGGTTGTTGCTGCGACCCTGGCGAGCGCGGCATTACCGGGAATGTTGGTTTGCCCGGTGATTTCCTTTAACTGATTGGTCAAAGATGTGTTTCGTTTCTGGCGGAATTTATTCAACGCATTATCATCTTTCGTGGCTTTGTAGCGCTGTTCGATCCGGTCGGCCAGCTCATTAAACATGTTTTCCGGATTGGTCCCCATACGCCGCATCAGTCCGGTAGTTTCAGCTGAATGAATAAGACCGCTCCCCACGGCTTCACGCAAGTTACCCACGCCAAATTTATCGTTGTAGCGGTACCACGACAGCCCATCTTTGAAATGCAATACGCGTTCCTGGCTCGCCCGGCGCGCAACGTTGGTGCTACCGCCTTTAAAACCCGTCATCCAGTCCGGGCGGTCAGTACGTAAATGGACGCCGGAAGACAGCCCCACGTAAACGTTATGCAAAAAATCGTCGATGACCGCCTGTGATGGCGACAGTCCGCCCGGCGCCGCCGGATCAAAACGCGGGATCCGACCGGCGACGCTCACCCACTCGCCGCCGTCATTCCGGAAACCAACGATATCACCGAGATCGATATCCTGCCCGTTAGCCAGCAAATCACCATTGCGGAAATTCGCCCGCACCACCTGCCCGTTACCGCGCATGAGATCGACATTTTCGCTGACAATACCTTTGATATAAAAACGTCCATCAGCACGCTGCGCCAGCGCTCCCACATTTTCAGGTTTCAGTGGTTTGGCCGGGCGGGCACGTCCGTAAATCTGGTCTTCCGTCATCACCGCCGCTTTTCGAACGGTCACACCGTTTTGACCATTAACGTCGAGACCTTCGAAAGTCCGAAGGTCAAGCTCCGGAAGGATGGCATCACGCCAGGCCTCAAAGCCTGCGGTTCGAATTTTATGGATATCGTGAGACTGGCGGGCAATATAGCCGGGCAATTTGCCAATCGACGCGCCAGCACGGTTTGCATCGATGCGGGCTTTTTCCTGCCACTTCTCCAGCACGCGGGCAATTTTGATTGCGTCTTCCGGGATATGCCCCACATCAAGGTTGTTACCCAACCGCCACATAGCATCAGCAATATTCTGATCCAGTGAGCCATTAGCAAAAACAGGTAAAACGCCCTGCGCTTCCAGATCATTGGCAAGACCGGAAATGTAGTGATCGCGCAGCTGTCGCATGTTATTAAACGCACTGTCGCGGGAACCGGCCACAGCCTCATTGCGCCCCACCATGATAGCGGACAAGGCGAGATCAGGGCGTTCACCGAAGGCATCAATACGCTGAAGGTTCTCATGCATGAGGCGCAGATTGATAACCCGGTTTCGCGCTTCGATGTGCTTCGCCAGCGCATCATCACGCGCCACTTCATCAGCAGCACGGAGAGCGGCTTCCTCCAGGGATAACCCCTGATTTTCTGCCCGTATACGCGCGACAGTAGATTCCATACGGGTAACCAGATCCAGCATCTCATCCTCACCGAGCTGGCGCCCGGCCGCCGTGTTTACTGCCTGCTCGCAGGCTGTCAGAAATTCACCCTGTGCCATTAGATGGCTCTCCTCAACATACAGGCAGCAAATGCGCGTGCAGCCTGAGCAAAACTCATATCCCCGGCCCCAGCCTGAATTTCGGCAAGGTGGGCGTTTATTTCTGCCTGATTTTCCAGTCCATTAAAATGCGCCTGGGCTAGTTCCATTTCAGACTGCAGGTCTTCCTGCGCTGCCCGCAGTTCGTCATCTCCGCGCTGCTGGATAGTTTGTTCTGCATCTGTGCTGGCTGCACGTGCAGCCGCATCAGAATGCCGCTGGTTATCAGCCTGCATCTTCAGGCGATTCAGTGCAGCGCTACGTTCCGCCGGATCTGCAAGACGGAAAAAATCCTCAATATCAGGATTGTAACCGTCTACTGCCTGGCGAATCGCAGACCTCAGTGCATTCTGGCGAACAAAGATATTCGCATCGCTGAAACGCTCAGACGCGGTTCTTACACCGCCAGCCAGCGGAGAAACCTGCAACCCTTGTTTGATCTGCCCGGCCCTGGCTTCAATCAGACTTGCCAGATCATCCGGTATTTCCCCACGCTCAAGCTGGCGTAATTTGCCGCGTGAGATTTCTGCGTCCCGGTTGGCAGAAATTTCTTCGCGTAACCGTGATGTCGATTCCTCAGTGTTCTGGCGGATTTGCTCAATATCTTTTCGCGCACGGGCTTCCGCCTGTTTTCGGCTCATGCGCTGGCCCTGATACTGTTTTGCCAGGTCACGGAATTGCTGATCTGACTGCTGCAATGAGACTTCATTTTCGGCAATCTGCCGGTTGATGTCGGCAATGCGGGGCGACTGTCCGTCAAGCTGCCCGGAGAGAGAATCACGATAGGGCTGAATAGTTTCGTTCCATGCACGCTGCCAGGCATAATCATCAAGGCCAGTGTTAATGGTTCGGGCCAGGTCAGTCTGTGCGTCGGCAAAACTGTCACGCAATACAGGGGTGTTGTCCGGGGTGAGCCCAGCGGCATTAACGATATCCGCCTGCCCTGCTGGCGCAGCGTCAGAAACCGCCTGCGGGTTATCCTGCTGTAAACGCTGCTGACGCCTGGCGGCTATTGAATCACGAATGGCACCGCCAAAGGCATGCAATCCACCGCCGGCTATCGTGTTCATGAAGAAATTTTCCACTGCCTGGCCGAGGGTGTAATCATCACCTTCAGACGCTGATGCCAGGGCATTAATAGGTTCAGCAACCAGAGACTGGACGGCACCGGCGCTGGCACCCTGTACAAATCGCTGTGCAAATCGACCTGCAACGCTGGCCGCTCTCACCTCCCCAAGACCTGGAACAAACCCCAGAGCAAGGTTACCTGGGTCCGTCATTGCGCCAGCCAGCCCCGCGGTAAAAATAAGAGGTGTTGCTACGCCGGAAGGCGCGGACTGCAATATTGCTCGCCGCTCCTGTGTCGCCCGGCTTGTCTCGGTTACATGGTCCAGATACGCTTGTGTTACACCCTGTTCGGGTACTTTGATATTTTTGATGCCCAGAGAGTCAAACTTTTGCTGAGCCGTCTGCTGATCTACTAAAGGAGATGTAGGATCATTAGCATAGGCCTCGGATTCAAAAAACCGACTTCCAGCGTTGGCTGGTCCTGAGCGCATTCCTTCAGAAAAAGCAGCCCCCAAAGCCTGACCAAATCCGCTTTCAAAGTTACTACCTGGCTGCTGCAGGCCTGAACCTGCGTCACCATCATCAACGAATATTGGCATTGGTGTCCCTCATTCCTTCAGAAAAGGATGGGCCGCTTTGCGACTGGCCGCCGTACGTTTCACGTAATCCCTGAAGGTTCTGCGCTCGCGCATCTCTTTCAGTCCCTGGAGTATACGTCGTCTCCCGGGATGCGAATTTTTTAACGCTCTGCCACCAGGATGGGTCAGCTTTCGCCATTTTGTCGAGATCCGCAAAGCTAACGGTAATAGGATTTCCACTGGCGTCATTCTGTACGTTATTGCCCAGATACAGCACCAGACCGGTATCATCCGAGTTATTTACCCAGTGGGCGTTATTTTTCACCTCATAAAGCGTTTGTGATTTGGTGAATTCGTCGGGCGTTTTACTCCCGAAATTAAGAGGCTGAAGCTGATCTGCTGTCAGCTTATCTTTAAACAGACTGGCACCGCGGGCGATGTAATCCGGTTGATAGCCAAGATAAGTTGGAACGCGATATGTATCGTTGACAGTGTATTGACTGGTGAACATATCGGCAGCAGCCTGCTTTGCCGCAGCGCCTGCATCCATTCCACGTAATACGTTGATCATCGTCAGCCGCTGCCCCTGTTCGTCAAGCGTTGACCAGCTTCCTGCACCGCCGGGCTGCACAAGCATCGTCTGACGGAAATCTGCAGACGCATCGGCCCATTCTTGCATAACGGAGGTGTCTGCCCCCTTTCCATTTTTTGCAACGACTGACTCTTTCAGGGCTGATGTTGGCGTGTTTCTTTCCTGCCACAACGGTACACTTGCCCGCGGATTTCCAGCTGATAATGCACCAACCAGAGGACCATTTTTACTTTGCCCCATAATCTGTCGGCCGACCGCCTGCGAATATGGCCCAAACGCGTTCAGCTGCTGCCTGATGGATTCAACTGTTGTTTCTTTGTTGTTGTTAAATCCTTCAGCCATAGCCTGCGCTATCGAGTCAGGAAGCACCTTCTGACTGCTGATACCGAATCGACTTTTCTCTGACTGCACCGAAGCAATAAATGACTGTGCCATAGCAGGATCGGCGGGGTTTTGTTGCCATGAGTTATATGCCTGCTGCACAAGTGGCGAGTTTTTCATAAACCACGCGCCGGGATCACTTTTGCGCTGTTGAGTTACCTGCTGCAACTGGGCGGTAGCTTTCTGGTATAAAGACAACTTGCGATCAAAGTCAGGGTCGTTAGGTTGCGGGTAAAGCGCCTGAACGCTCTGCTGCGCCATCGCGACGGGTTGGGTCATTATCGTGTTATATGTCGGCACCAGCGCTTTTGTTGCTTCATACTCATCATACTGGCGGTTGAATTGTTCAAGCTGCGGCGCTGTTGCTCCCTGCGGCAGATATGAGAGATATTCCTGGCGAGTGACGTCACGTGTGGGCATGATCCCGTTCTGCATCTGAGCCATATTATTTTGCATGGTGTCCTGCAGGTTCTGCATGCCGTATGCGCGCTGCCGGTTTACTTCAGCGGATACCTGACCTAAAAACTGGCTCTTCTGCTCCGGACTCGCATTCTGATACCAGGGAATTTTCTGGATCTGCGATATCTCAGCTTCCGGCGGCAAAGACTGAGCACGGCTTAAAACATTCATGGTGTAATTACGGGTTTCGCTAAAAGGTATCCCGGCAATAAACTGATCGCTGGAAATATCCCCTTTATTGGGATCCCCTAAACGAAGGAGTGCCGGATTTTTTCCGGCTTTATTCGTACCGTTAATCCAGTCATCTACCGCACCCGGCCCGGCGTTATATGCAGCTACCGCGAGTGCCTGGTTACCCCCGTATTTTTTGGTAAGATCCTGGTGATATAGCTGACCTATCTGCATGTTGTAACTGGCGTCAGACATAAAGCGTTGTGGGTCCCACTGCATGCCATGTTTTTTGGCCGTTTCTTCAGCCGTTGCTGGGAGGACCTGCGCTATCCCCATGGCGCCAGCCGGCGAGGTAAGCGTCTGACCATTGCCATTAAACTGCCGGCCGCCAGATTCCGCTGGAATCATCGCTGAGAAAACTTTGTCAGATGAAAGGTCGCCAGGGGTAAAAGTCGTTGGAGAGGTAAGTTGTTTTGTCCGCCAGTCTGCAATATATGCCTGCATGGCGTTCTGAGACATCTGCTGATCAAGTCTGGCTATCCGGCCGTTTACTTCATCATCAGATTGTCCGTTTGCGGCACCGTAGGTCCGGATAGCATCAATTGCCTTTGCCCTGGTAACGGCATAGTTTCCCGGGTCGCTGCGATAAGTTTCGGCATCATTCACAGCCATCTGTAGACGTCCATCCAGTTGCCCGCGGCTGTAGTCCTGAAATTGCTGATATTCATGCGAATCGGCAGAACTCTGCAGCTGCAGGCGTGTTGCCGCTACCTGCCTGTTCCAGTCATCTCTCCTGCCTTCTGGTATGGTCTGCCCCAGTGTGCCGGCGGCCTGATCAAATTGCTGTAGGGCATCATCAGAAGAGCCAATAGCATTTTGCCCTTGCTTCTGGCGAACCTGGTTAAAAAGGTTGTATTTGATGGTGTCCAGTTTCAGTGCGCCGTCCTGTAAAGCCGTGTCTGAAACCTGTCGCGTAATAGACGCTGTTGCCCTGGCGGCGGCATCCGCACCAGCATTCAGCATTTGCTGATCGGTTGTGTTATTGGGTAAGTCTACCGGCCCGGCGCCAATCCCTTGTGTCGTCACCTGACGATCGTAAAAAGGTAAGTTAGGCATTTTTGCGTCCTATTTCTGTCCGTATTTTGCGCCAAGGAACGTGCTACCAATCTGCGCGCCCGCGCCCAAGAACCCCAGCAAACCCGGTCGAGCAGCTTTAGACTGTTGACGCATGGCACCAGCCTCATTCTTCAGTGCATCAGACTGGAGAATGCCCTCGTTAGCTACCGCGTTCGCATCCTCCTGGATGTTAAGCGCGGTTTGCCGGCGCAGCAGCGCATTAGTGCCGCCAAAGCCGGTACCGCTCGCAGCAATACGCGCATCCTGCTCTCCCTGGAACTGGGCGCCACGACGGCGAATGAGCGCCGACTGCTGGCCTGTGTTTAAAATAGTCTGGTTTGCTTGCTGGTCGAGCAGCTGCGCGTTGGTGTTCAGGTTACTGGATTGCTGACGCGTGCTACTTAATGATGAGAATGCATTTAACGCAGAGCTTGAGGTTTGCGCTATTGGTACTGCATTATTTTTGAAACTGTCGCCGACCGTCTGCCAGTTTACAGAATCCATAGATCACCTCGTTATCGCCCACAGGGAAGAATCCTCTCCCCTGTGGTTAAATTTCTTCAGATGCCCCTCACATCGCATACCCAGCATCGCCAGCATTCTTTCGCCTTCCGGGAATGTGGTGCTGGCCTCGATGCGGTGATAGTTCGCCAGCGCCCGGTGTAATTCCCGGCGCGTTGCCCTGAATATCTCCGGCCAGAGGTGAGTAATCCCGGCCGAAATCATCATCCAGGCGTACCCTATGCCGGAGTCAAATACCAGTCCGTACTTTTCCGCGGGTACGATGCCGCCTATAGCCACAGGCTGGTCATTGTGCAGACAGGTAAACGCGCCGACACTGGCGATGTTCACGGCGTGCTGTTCAGTCCTGATACTGCTGACCTGATGTGGTTGCGGCGTAATGGCTACCAGGTGCCAGGGCTCAAACGGAACGACCATCAGCCACCCAGCAACGTCTTCTGGCCTGAAGTATTAGCGGCGGTTCCCGAAGCTCCCGTTACGTTGCTTTGGTTCCCCTGCCGCTGCCGGCGGCGCAGCAGGTCATCGGATTCAGCAACTGAAGCATCCTGCGTAACCTGCGCCGATGGCTTTATGACGCTTCCTTTTTTATTTGCGCTGGAGATGGCTGAATAAGTTCCTGCACCAGCCGACAGAACAGCGGCACCAGCAGCCCATGATGCCGGGTCAGTTTCCAGTGTGAATTTGCGTTTAAACAGCATGATCACCTCACGATTGAAAATAATCTGGCGTCACAGCCAGGCTGATAATTGCGGATAATAGCGTCCTGCTGGTAACTGAGCATTTTTGCAACGCGGGCAGACAGGTTATCGGCGCAGATACATTCCACTCGATAATTTTCGGATAACGCTATTTCGGTAAACCGCAGTGCAGCACGGAAAATATGAACAGGGAACTGTTCTGCATCTGGTACGGTATGTAACCAGAGTCTGACCCGGCCCGGGGCTAACTGAATGGCGCCACCAGCGGCAAGTGTTTTTTCCCCGTATTCCATCGCAAACGATGGGAAAGATACCAGCGACGCAACAGCCTCCGGCGGCAATGAGTCCGGGAATATTTCATTAAGGTGGAACTCCTCAAGATGGACGATTACAGGCTCAGTCATCTTCCATTTCTCCTACTGGATCGATGCTGACAATGGTCATTGGCTGCGGCAGGTCCTGCACGATACGGATGCTTCCATTCTCATTAAACTCGCCAGGCCACGGAACGGTAACTACGCCATTAAACAGAGGCGGCGCCTCATCCATATTGTCTGAGTAGTCTCGCGCGCGAAGCTTATCCAGATATTTTCCGCCCTCATCGCCGAACTTACCGCCTAGCGTATCGATAAAACGCAGTCGTGCTTTGGCAAAGCGTTTAATACCCCCTTCTAGAGGCAAGGTGATAATTTCAGCCGCATTATTGATTCCGACGTGAACAACAGATGATGGCCAGTCCAGCGTGATGCTGCCTCCGCTTACCGTTCGCGATGCGTGCGTGGCGCCGTCGGTCACGACTGCCACCGTCTGCCCTTCCAGAAACCCCAGCCCGGAAATGACCGTTGTCGCAACACCGTTGTATGTCGCCATACAATCCAGCACTCGCGCCCATTCCTGGGTGATAAACGCGCTGTCATATTCCTGCAGCATATATTCCAGATAGCGCACCGTTGTGCCGTTTATGGTTCGTCTAACAACCATCCACAGCTCATCGCGTCCGCCATCGATATCCGGAATGACCTTGATACTTTCCACCGCACCGCCGGTATCATGCTCATGCCAGCCGGTGATGTTTTGCTCTGCGTCATAGGTCAGTCCCAGCAGTTTGCCTTCTTCCAGCAACACCCAAAGGATCCGGTTGGGCTCCTGCTGATACGCCAGTGCAATGATTTCAGACGTAAAAAGATGGGGGGCCAGAATGCATGAATTGGATGCTGAAAACGAGTCACTGCCCGAATCATAGGCGGCAATCATCACCTTGCGCCCAGCACGCTGCACAAACGCAACTCGATCAAAAAGGCGCTCTGCCTGCACTTCGTTGCTGCCGATCGTACTGTTCAGCTCAACCTTTGTATTACCCGCGCCAAAAACGGAAGTCAGGCTTTGCTCGCCATAGGAGAATTCATACCCGGCAGTCCCGATAAATATTTTCCCTGCGGAGGCGACCAGCCATTGCATGGTGTCCTGAGTATCATCAATGCGATCATTAATCGAATCATCGCTTTCTGCCTCATAGCCATTTGTCATTGGGCTGAAGTTCTGCAGATCACCAGCGACGCTGGACCATATTTTTTGCCGGCCAGCGAAGACCAGGCGTCCCCGGAAAAATGCCGCAAACTGGGGGTAGCGGAGAACATCAGACCAGTCACCGAAAGCGTATTTATACGTTTTCCCAACTGTGTTTCTGACGCTGGGTGGTAGTTCAGTGACGATCTTACCGGTTGCGGATGTGGCACTATTGACCGCTGTTATCTCAATGATCCCCCAGCCACCGCCTGAATATCGCCAGAGCGACGCATCACCACCGCTTCCATCCCTGTGGGCGCCAGCTGTCCATGTAGGCTGCGTATTACCGGTCTTGGTGCCGTCCATGTCTTCGTAATATTTCCCATCTGAACGGCAGAAAACACCGGCGGAGAAAGTTTCTGATGTGCCAGCAGCCCAGGCGGGTATGTAACCGCTATGACCGGTATCATCATCCACTGCATCAGTGCTGGCTTCGATGTAAAAAAGACACCCTACATGCGCAGTCTGAAAAATATCTGTGTTGGCAGTGATGTTGCAGAGGCTTGTAGTGGTTGGGGTGCCGTCAGGCAAATCGTTTCCATCCTCAGACCAGATCCTGAACTGGTCGGTGTAAACGACGCTGGATTTGTCAGAATTAATATCAGCGAATGGGCCACCGGAAAAACTGGCCTCTGCCAGGCTCCAGTTGGTATTAGTGTTTCGCGTCAGCTTATAAACAGGGTAATTTCCATTTGTGCAGGTTATGTAAATCACGTCTGCTGACTGCTGCAGAGACAGGCCAAATTTCCCGTTACGGGTCAGATCATTAGCTCCCCATGGCGTATCAATTTCAAGAATGTTGTTATCACCATCCAGCAGTTGCGCATGGTTGTACCAGAACCGGATGTATCCAGGGCCAAACTCCAGGATAAAAGCCTCCGTCGTACTAAACTGAAATGATGCTAACCAGACTCGGTCGCTGCTGTTTTTTACTGAACCGGCGTATTGCGTCCCGCCGCGGCGACGCGCGGGCCCCTGCGGTAGCGGTATGAAGTTTTTCATGTACTTGACGGCGCTGGCCCACTTATCAAAATCTACTTGCCCATACATCACAGGCGAAAGTATTCCAGCATTAAAGCTGCGCTTTATAGGGCGGATTTTTGCCATTACAAACGAGCCTCCATCCAGGTTGAAGGTGGGAATTTCTCACTGGGCTTTTCTATAGCGTTTACGCGAATGGCTCCTGCGATGATCATCTGGAACTGCTGCAACAGCGATTCAACCAGCGTATCCTTGCCGGTCACCGCTTTACAGGAGCGAACCGCCAGCATACAAGCCAGCGCATCAACAAAGGTGGAGTCGAATTGTGATGCATCGGTTACTCTGGCCCGATAGCGCAAGCTAAGCGGTGGCTGTAGATCCGTCAGCAATTCCCGCCCCTCGATGCGATATTCCGCCGTGACCAGGCGGGGATCGTATTCAGAGAAATCACACCCGTAATATCTGTCCCCCACCGATACCAGTACCATTAAATCAACGGGCAGCTGGTAAGCGTATTGATAGTCGATGACAGGCGTTTTGTTTAACGGGGTAAGCTGGGTGCTGCGGGCGCAAAAATTCCAGGCATATTCGCGCTGTAGTTTTTCGAGGAGAGGGTTGTAAATCAGGTTCATCACGCGCGTGTTTTTATCCTGCTCATCACGATCCATGAGATGGTCGGATCCCAGGAAGGAAACCAGCGCCAGATTCATGATATCTGTCTGACCGGTCATCATAATACCTCATAAAAAAGCAGGGGCCGCAGCCCCTGAAAACGCACTCACTCCACCAAAATTAAGCAATGCTGAGATTAAGCGCGGCGAACTCAACGTTATTAGCGTATGAGCGCCAAGTCTGTGCATCTTTCGTTATGAAGGCATCTAATGCGCCAGCGGTGAACGGGCCTGTAGCGACCGTATATTGCAGGCTTAAAAAGCGTTTATAATTGGCCGAAGGCAGCGCCACCACGACAACCGGTTTACCTGCGACGAGACTGCCCAGCGCTTTCGCTGGAGTAGAAAAAATAACGGTTGGTGTATCGCTTTTGTCCTCATTGGCATAAGCGCGTAACTCAATCGCAAGCGTAGCCGCCCCTGCGGCCGCGAATGTCACCGACGGAGTCACAACCAGAAAAGTCGGCTCGCCTGCGCCCGCATCGATCACAGTGTTGTAATCAAAGGCCGGGTTGAAGTCGATTATGTTCGTGCTGGCTGCCGAGGCGGTGATCGCCTGTGAGTCAGAGAATTCAAGCTGGGCATCTACAAACATGGTTATCTCCTGAAAAAGTAAACCGGAAAATCGCCCCGTTAAGAGGCGACGACCCGATCTTCCCCGATTTTTAACTGGTCAACCCGGCGTACTGGAACCTCGCCGAAAAACATCACGCGACGTCCGCCAGCCATTTCCATGGTCAGGGTTGAGTTTTTCACGGCATCAACCAGCTGCAGGCGCAGCATCGCGCGCAGTGTGCGGTTCATGTAATAAGCCGGGCTTACACCAACCAGTGACTGGATGCGCTCTTCCGCGATAGCCATCAGTTTGATGAGGTTTGCACCCGCATTAGCGTTAGTACGCAGAGCGGTAACATCAATGTTGGCGATGCGGACGACGTAGCGCCAGTCGTGCAGCGCAATACCGAGATCCCAAGTGTAAAGGTCCATCAGCGCCCGGAAACGGTTGCCATCATCATCAAAGGCATCCCCCTCACCCAGATCACGGTGTGTCAGACCAGCTTTAGAGCCTTTTGGGAAAATTCCGTAGACCTTGTCAGGCGCCCATCCTATGAGATAAATCGAGGTGAGATTCGCACCAGTACCGCCGGCGTCGATGATGTTGTCGGCATTAGGCGCAGACAAATCGCTGAAGCGTGGAGCAATGCCCAGGAATGCCTCAGGCTGCCCAACCAGAGTACCGTTAAGCATCTGATACTGGGCCTTCTGGTTCATTGCCTCCATAAACGGTTTGGACTGGTTGAAGCGGAAACCTGCAGTATTGCCATTCAGAGCCGCTACACGGACGTCAACCTGAGAGCGTGCCTCAAGCAGGCCGGTAGTCTCATCCACTTGCGCAGTGGTTGCCTTGCTTTCCGGAATACCTTTGTTCAGCTTGCGCCAGTACACAGCAGGTAAACCAGTACGGGTTGTGATGCGCGTTCCGGTCGGCAGATTGCCTTCATAAAACGGGCAATCCCACAGCATTTCGTTGTCCTGATCCAGAACCTCGGCGACATTCGCAGAAGTGCCATCCGGATCAAGCAATTTCGCTGCGTCCCAGAGAGTTGGTAAGCCGGTAAGTGTTGGCATTTAAAACTCCTTATTGCATGTTCGGCCACATGCGATGGGCAATGTCTTTTTCTGCTGCATTACCCGGCGCTGCGACTGTAACTGTTTTGTCTTCACCTAGCGCTTTACCGATCGCCAGGACTGCATTCACAAGGTCTGGGTCATTGAGTAATCCCGCAGTGCTGAATTTTTCAATCACTGCATCGGGGAAGAATCGCTGCACGGCGTGCTGAAGGATCGCTGTATTTGCCTCAACTTCACTTCCCCAGGATTTGATAACCTTTTCCCGGTTAGCAGCATTTTGATTAGCAATATTTTCCTGGGCACTTTTTTGTTGTTCAGCTGCATATTCGTTAAATTTATTAATTACGTTTTCAGCCTGCTTTTTATTGAGCCCGCTTTCATGCATCCAACCCAGTGCCGTATTTAAAAATGTCCCATCGCTGCCTTCCGGTGGTTTAATACCGTAGTCTTCGATTTTTTCCGGGCGGCCCAGTTTCGCGTATAGATCCTGCCAGCCTTTTTCGTCGCCATCGTCAGGCAATTTTTCAATAAACGCCGCGGGCGCCTGCTGTTGACCCTGTTGCTGCGGTTGTTGTCCCTGTTGCTGCCCTGCAGGTTCGCCGGAGTTGAGAAGACTGGCCGGGGTCTGTTGCTCTTGTTGCCCCTGTTGCTGTTCTTCATTTCCGGTAGCCGGCGCGCCACCTTCACCACCTTCGCCCGCCACATTCATAAGACGGCGCAGAATTAAACGTTCAAACAGATTCATTGTTTTCTTCCTCGTTAAGTTCGTTCATCTCTTCGGCGATCATTGCGGCAATATCAGCTTGCGACAGGCCGAGATAGTGGTTTATGTGCAGGAAAACTTCCCGGCGTCCTTCCGAAACAAATACCGCGTATGGGTCGGTTTGCTGGGTCGTTGGTGAAATGGCAACGCTGGAAGAATTAACGTGGCAGAGTTTTGCCAATAGTCGGATAACAACTTTCTGTTCCGGCGTCATGTTCCCCGGGGTGCCAAAGACTGACTGGAAAGCCCGCGCACGGTTCAGCGTGAGCCACAGACTTTTTATACGGTTCATCATTATCCCTGTAACGCTGGCGACGGCGCAGGTGTCTGCGCAATCTGATTGGCCTGGGCGAAATCTTTAGCTGCGGTTGCAGCCACCGGCGCTGCGGCAAGCAACTGCTGTAGTTGCAGCTGCTGCTGATCTGCAGCATCCTGCGCAGCCATTTCATCTTCGGTTTTAACCACCTGCAGCGGTGCACCACTGGCTTTAGCAATAAAGCGCAATGCGGCATCGCCATTCAGGGTGCGGGCGATATTCTGATCAAATTGTCCGATAGTGCCGGCAGCATTAACGACGTTCATAATCCCGCTCGCTTCTTCACTCATCTGCAGGCGCACCAGCGGGCTGGTGTATTCGATATCGTATTCGCCACCAATTTCTTTCAGTTGTTCGGGCGGTTCGGGCAGCAGTCCGTTCTGATAAGCAATGTCAATTTCCCGCAGGATAAGAGTCCCCAGAAACTCGGCCTGAATACGCCCGGCAGTCGGCGCCAGCAGCTGACCTTTTTCCTGAGCACGCAGCATCGCTTCTGTTGCAGTCATTTGCGGGTTATCAACGAGGATCTGGAAGAGCGTGATAAAAAAACCATCGTTGATGGTCTGTCGTTTCTGCTCTGCCAGCGTCATCGCCACGCTAAAATCAGTCGCAGTATTCAGCGGCAAGGCAAGTGGTTTACCGTCCCGGTTCATTCCGCCGAAGTTCAGCGCGCCAGGCATCATTTTGAACGGTTGCAGAATGCCGTCTTCCGGTAACAACATCGGCGGGCGAACGGCCATTTGCGCCCCTTCGATAATGGCACGGTTAATTTCGTTCAGCAGCTTGATATCCGGTAGTACAACCATTGCAGGCGAGCGGCCGTAAACCTCACCCGGCGCGGTGTAATAGCGGCTGATTGCATAGGGCTGTGACCAGTAGCCGCCCTCCTGCACAATCTTGCTTCCCTCCATGCAAATATGCACAGACCGGAATGGCATGCCCTCTTTATCTTGCCGTGACATGTCACGTTTATCATTAGGTTCGACGCGGTGCAGGAAGTTGAATTGCTTTGACGGGTCGTTCCTTGCGGTTGTTCTTACCTGTTGAGGTAGATTTTCTTCGCCAAATTGCTGAATTGCCTGGCGGGCAGTCATGCAATATTTACGGTGAACAACATCGATCATCCCCTGGAAATTCTCAGTGAAATAAATTTCTCGCAGGTGATAAGTGCAATAACGCGGGCCTTTTCCGATCACGTTATCAACGAACGTGCAGCCGGTCCCAAATGCACCCGAGGAAATATAATGCTCATGAGATTGCGAGGCGAAATTAGCCCACGGTGCATAACGGAGGCGGAAGAGAATATCGCGAACCTCCTGGAAATAACGCTGCACCTCTTCATCATTAGCGAATCGCTCATTGCTGAGAGTGTGCCATTTCTGTGTTCTCGGGGTGATAACTGATTCGATGGCCGCTCCGAATTTTTGCAGCGCCAGCGCGCCAGTAGCATCTATCGCTTTCTCGGTACGTTTACCGCCCTTCTGCCTGGTCCCCTTGAACTCAGCGCTGCGCGGTAGAATGCGCTCTGCTATTTCCTGCCAGTGCTGCTCGAATACGGAACGATCGGTTTCCATGCTTTTTTGCTCACGCAGTATCCGGCCGATACGCTCTGATTCATTTTCTTGTGTTTTTTGGTCTGACATCAGTTGTCCCCATACAGATCCCAGTCGGAATCAGCGTAAAACTGCTGGCTATGTCCAGGAGGGTTATAAGGATCGTAATTGGACTGGGCAAATTGCTGGGTTGTGTGGCGGTTGCCGCTACGCAAAGACTTACTGCCTACTGCACCATAACGGAATGAGTCTGCGCCGTGAGACGTCCAGTTATGCAGAGGGGTTGGCTTATACATTTTTCGAGTGTCGTCCCACTCTTTTTGATACTGTCCCAGAGCCTCCAGGCCTTTTTCGCATTTGGTTTTGTCGAACCAACAGGATCGCAGCATCATACGCACCTCGCTGATACCATCATCAACCGATGTGGCCGGCAGTACCTTGCAGCGCATCCCCAGCTTGCCCAGCGTCTCTTCGCGTGATGCTCCGGTGCTCAGTTCTCGGGCGCGTACATCGTGCGGGAAGAAATGACGCTCAGCATAGGTATACGGTTTCTCGCGCAATATTTTTACGTAGTGCTCCAGGCCAACGCCGGACGATTCGTAATAATCAATGACGCGTACTTCTTTGCCGATAAACTGATAAAACCAGATGGCTGTTGCGTCGCCAATGCCCAGGTCCCATGACGTGTAAACCTCATACTGAGGATCCCACGGCACATTCCCTATTTGCCCGGCCTTCTCCAGTCCAACCAAGATCGATGAGTAATAAGCGCCGGGTACCGCTGCATTCCAGTCGCACATGTACTCCTGGTTGAAGAGTGCCAGCCCTTCCTCCTCTCCACGTTCCGCCTGCATCTCGCGAAGCTCCTGCGCAAGCGTTTCAGGCGGAATGTGCCCAGTAATATCGGCACTAAGGTGATCACAAAACCAGTTTTCAGGATCCTTTAATCCTCCCTGGAACATTTTGTAGAAATGGTTTTTACCGCGGGGCGTGGAGACAAAAAAAGCCCAGCCGCCGTTATCAGCCAGTATCGGTCGCAAAAATGCCCACGCAGAGGGGTTACTTAGCGCCCATTCTGAGAACACAATCCCGACATGACCGGAACCAATTAGCGCGCCATAGTTGTCGCTGCCGACTGCCTGCCAGGTGGAACCGTTGATGAATTCGATCATCATCTCGTTATCGAGCGTTTTTCTTCTCAGTTCATGAGGAAAAGCCTCATCGATACGCAGACGCCCAGTTCTCGGGTTAACCGCCTTCCAGATAGCCTTTCTTACCTGGTTCGCCTGCGGCAGGCAGTGGGCATAGTTCCCTACACGCTCGAATGCCTTACATGCTGTCATGTGCAGGCTGAAATCGTCTTTCCCGTAACGGCGAGGCCAGCAAAGCGCCGCTCTTTTTTTTCCACCCTGAATTTCAGCCCATGCCCTTCGCTGATGTGGGCGTGGAGTCCAGTTGTTCGCCGGGAGAATAATTTCTGCCATTTATTCACTTCCTATTCACTCTACTGGATAAAATACCGGGGTTTTTCTCATTCAATCGATTAACCAGGCAATTTAAACGCCTGGCTATTCTTTCTCGTTGAAGTGCTTTACCTTGACGGTCATTTCCAGATCACCCTCAACAGATTTTTTCTCCACCAGCCCAAGCTCGCGGGCAATGATGTTGGCATTAAGCAGATCAGCGGCAGCGCCGGAAAATTTCTGCTCATAGATGAGGTCTTCCACTCGCGTAGTGATCGGGAGTAAATCTTTTTTCTTTGCGTATGCTTCCCACGTCTTCCGGTCTATATCGAGGAAAAGAAACAAGCCGCTAAGCGTCATAGCACGCATTTTCGGGAGTCTGGCTTTAGTGATTTGTCCCTGAAAACTGAATGCTTTGGTTTCCCACAGAGGATGTTTTTCCACCCAGTCGAAATATTCACAGCAGGCATCCCACAGCTTTTCAGGATCAGAGAACTTTGGGTTTCTCCCGTGCTTGCTGCGTGCCAGCCAGAATTTATTGCCCTTTGGCGCTGCCATATCTCATTACTCCGTGTTACGACGGGTGTATTTCCGTTTCTGCTGAATTTCTTCGGTATCGCTTTTTGGCTCTTCAATTTTTTCATCGTGTGGTTTTTCTTCCGGGTAAAGCGACAGGAATGCATCCACGACAGATGTGACAATGTCTTTAGCTGCCTGCGTTCCGTCCGAACCGCCGGGCCAGCCAAAATTTTTAGCCAGAACAGCGCCGGCACTTTTGACGATCTCCACCTGAATACTGGTGTCTAACTCATGCAGTTTTTTCACTGTTGTCTTCCTCTTCAGGGATGAGGCCCATAGCGGTCATCAGGATTTTCAGTTCTGGGGCGTCACCGTTTTTTACTGCGCGTAAAATCACACGGTCAGAATTGCCGTTCGCGTAAGCAGCTGCGCCATACATGGCTGTATTCAGGTGCGCTTTAAGAAAGCGGGCTTTCATCAGCTCCAGGAGTTTTTCGGCTTCTTCGTCATTAAGGGTGATCATTTGTTACTCCGTTTCTGGTGTTTTCTGTCAAGGCCACCAGGGGAGATGGCCTTTGCGGAAATTACTCAACGATGTTCCAGTCTTCGGCTAGGACATCAGTCTGACTAGCCAGCCACGGCACTAATTTATCGTCCGCTGTTTTCATGGCAATATACGGCAGTTGTTCCGGAGCGCGTTTCGGGTCTCCCTGCGTCCCCTCCGGCAACTCAAAGACGCGACTGCAAAAGCAAGGAGTGTTGCCAGTGTGAACGGCTTCACTGTGCGGCTTAACATATGCCAACCACATCCCCTTACCGTTCCAGCCAGCGCGGGCAACTTTTTTACCCTTCTTGAGCGCTTCAATGGCAAGGCCGAAACTTAGCCCTGATACCGGACGGTAAGCCTTTTCGAATACCTCTTTCGGACTCCAGCTAACGTAGCCATCAAAGCGATCGGTGTTAGGTTTTCCGCCATCCAGATACTCAACCAGATAGCCTTCATCCGCGCCGTTCTCGTCGGTAGGAAGCTGCCAGCCGCGGAAAGCGTTATACTCGTGGCGGGTCATAGGGAACGCATTAATTAATTTGACGCCAATATGTTTAGTCATTGGTCTTTCCTCATTGGTTGGGTGTGAGAGTGTTTACTGCTTATTTCCACTGCAGTGCGTAGCCGCCATCAGAAAAGGCTTTACGCAGCTTCTCGATCACTTCATCGCTTTCGCTGTGGAATCCAGAATAGGAAAGGAAGTGTTCGAAGTTTTCCTCTTCGGTATGACCGCCAGAGTCATGCAGGCGCTGTTTCAGGGCGTAACCCATAAGCGGCCACAGCTCGTTTTCTGCATTTTCGATGGCTATCTGCTCACCAATTTCAGCGTCATCGTTTTCTGAAGAGGCTGAGCATGAGGGTCTGCCAGTAACAGCAAAACCATTTTTCGTGGTCAGTACGGCCCAACGGAGTACCTGACCTGATACGGAAACGTGTTTAACGATCTCTGTATTGACGATGTTTTCTTTAAAATCATCCAACGTAACGCGGGCCGCGGTTAAACCTTTGGATTTGATTTGCTGCTCGATATCTTTGTCGCTCATGGTGTTTACTCTTTTGGTGGTTGTCGTGCACTCCGCAGGAGCAGAGTGATCATGTAGTTTTTGCTGTGGCGCCGGCAGGAGTCGAAAAAGCTTTCACGTTTGCTCATAGGGATTTTGTTTCCGGAAAACTTCTCCGCCAGCTCTGCCGTTGGGAAATAAATGCGACGTGAATTTCGTCCTGTTTCGTTGTGGGCGCGGAATATAAGATTGTCTTTAAGCAGACTGTCCAAAATAAAAAATACAGTGCTGCGTGACATACCGAGCGAATACATCACTTCGGCAGAAGTTACCCCTTCCGAACAGGTGCGAATAAGCTCAAGCACCGCAATTTTTTTTCTGGTTAAACCCGACATAGGCGCAATACCTTCACTTCAGCTGTTACCTGAACGAGCAGCTCCAGTTCGGTACCGTATTTGCCCTCCCATGTCTTTTGTCCGGCATGAATTGCCACGCCAAAACCGCCAGTGCGGTGATGTGCAGGGCAAAGAGGCAAGGTTCTTTTGTGATTTGCGCGCTGGCCAGCGCCCTGACCGGTTCGGATGTGGTGAATTTCTGCCGGAGTGGAACCGAAACCGAGATTGCGACAGACAATGCAACCCAATTCGGCTACGTCTGACAGCCAGTCTTTATCGTCTTTAGTCATGGTGGTGACCTCAGGCCGCATAACTGAAAAGCTGAGAGGCTGCGTTTTCTGCTGCCTGCTGCGTTGGGAAGGTGCGGAACAGAATGAAGTTCCAGAGAACGTCGAGGACTGACTTATAAAGCTGGGAGAATTCAAGGTCGTCCATTTTGGCGAACGATATGGACTTTGGCTCTTTGCGGATGGTGCCATCAGGCATCTGATATTCGTTATAAAAACCAGCTTCGATGGTTACCCAGGCACGAAACGCCTCGAATGATTTAACAGCGCTGATATTCCCGGCGCGTTTTTCCGCCTCATCGCGAAGATATTGATCCGCCAGTTCCTGCAATGTGTCGCCGTGCCCGGCATAGTGGGCCACCAGCTGCACGTAACCACGAACCAGTTTTTTATCGGCTGGCGATATTGCACCGCCGGAAGGTTGCCAGTAATCAAATCCCAGATTCAGGAGGGCAAAAAATTTGCGGTGAAATGCCGGGTTTCTTGCCTGCTTAAAATCAGAGTAAAGGACTGCCCCCAGGCGAATTTTCTTCACAAACTCGCGGGCGTCTGGAGATGCAGGGATTAATACATCACCTGCTGATTTGATAAATGAATACTGCGCCATTGGGTTCCCCTTTAGCGCAGCAATTGTTCAGAATTACATTGTGTTGGGTGTTCAGGCCAACAGGGTAATTATAGCATAGTACCGTCTGGTTTGATAATGGTGTAACCAGTCAATTTAGCTAACTCAAACAACGCGTTAAGTGTCGCCACATGCTCATCAGAGTGGACTGTTCTGGTCTTCTTGATCTTCCCATTTTCACACGTTATCAGTACATCGCCATCGTCGGGGAGAAGGTCTCCTGCGTCTTTCTTATCAACCACTACCTCTCCCTCAACAAATACTGTATAAAATTACAGTATATATACTACCAACTGACAGTGAGCGCAAATTTTTAAGAGCACTAATCGTTAAAAATCAACAATAAACCTCAAAATATCCGATTGAATTAAAAAGAAAACCGCCATTTCTGACGGTTCTGTTTTATCTGGTATGGTTGTTCGCTATGCTGACAGTTTTGTTTCGTGCCAACCTCGCGTTACCCAGCATTGCGAATCACCAACGCACGGGCACGAGGTTATCGGCAGCGACTCACCGCACTTTCCACACAGGCGTTTGCTGATCGATTTGATGTGGCCACTAAGCCGAGCATCATCCTGGCGGATCAGCAGCGCGATGTACTCGGCCATTTCGTAGGGATCACGACCAGGGCGCCGGGCGGCGCAGTTCCGCGCCAGCATCTCCTGCTCCTGTTCATCCAGCACCAGTTCAATTTTGCGCTCACCGGCGGCGGACTGCCGCGCGCGCTGCGCGGCTTTGCGTTCTGCGGGGGATTTAGGCACCATTCGCCTCCCTTCTCATCTTGGCGATTGGGTTATTCCAGGAGTCGATATCCTCCTGAATCACCTTTCCGTTTCCGCTGCATAGTTGGCAGGAAGAAAGAAGCCCGTAGCAGACCGGGCATTTCTCAAACGGGCCAAACTGACGCTTCCACTTCAGCAATGCTGCGCGCTTGCCAATTTCTTCAATGGTGTGCATCACTGCACCCCCTTCTCTGCGGCATTGATAATAGCCTTAATGCACCGCTTGCATGGTTGAATGCGGGACTCTTGCTCTATACTCAATATGGCGTGCTGGGCATCCTGAAACAACCAATCTGAAAATTGTGGCGCATGCCCACACCAGGTTTCTACTTCATGCCTTGCAAGTTTTACGCCGTCACGATATTCGTATTTGATGATGTGTTTACACATTTTTCACCTCCTGCGGGGCGGCTGGCAGCGGCATCCAATGGGTAACATCCTCTGAATAAATGTGCCTGAGCTTTTTCCATTCACGCCCTCTGATCCATGAAACTTCCATTCCTACCCCATCGGATACTAAAACATGATCACCTTCATCCGGCAGACGCTCGCTTACCGGAATCCATCCCTGGCTTTGCGCTGGAGTGTCGCCGTTTTGCTCCGGAGAAACGTGGTTTTGCGCCGGACAGCAATCGGATTGTGCCGGAGGATTGCTGGTCAGCGACTCGGCGTTTTTTGGCAATAAATCCAGAGTTGGCGCGGGATTGATGGTGGTCAGCACCTGCACATTTTTGTTACTCCTGCAGGTTGCTTCAGCTCCTGCACTTTTTTGGAGTTCCTGCAGCATGGCGGCGCGGCAGGCGCGAACCACGGCGGAATCCCTGTTAATTGGCACAAGCTGCTCCGGGTATTCATCCAGAACGGCAAGCAAATCACTCATGGCGTCTCGAAAATCATCAGGCACTACCGGCGCTGGCTGCGCGTGGCGATAGAGAAGCACATCTCCCATCTCTTCGCGCTCAGGAGGCCACACATCGGCATCAGCACCACTTCGGAGATAGTCAAGGTTAGCCTGGTCAATTATCGCCACCGGCTCGCTGTCCGCTGCCGGCTGCGCTGGCGGCATATCTGGACCTTTGCGAATGGCTTTTGCCAGCTCGATAGGGTCATCGTACAGCCAGTCTCCTGTTTCAGGGTGATTGGCTTCTGCCAGTTGGGCGGCCCACTCCAGGCCGTCTTTGTGTCCCTGCAGGTAGTCGAGAGGCATCTCAACCGGCTCGCTGTCCATTGCGGCCAGCGCCATACGGGCCAATGCCGAAGCCTCACCGCATTGCACATGGTCAGTCTCGATAATGTTGAGTAGTGTTTCTCGTGAAAATTCGCTCATTTGTCGGCCCCCTCGCGCAGCAACTCTGCGTATTCAGAGGCCGCTCTGCTTGCTCTGGCTTTCCAGCCGGTTGTGATGTTGTTGTCTTTGATCGCCTCTTCAGCAAACATCAGAGCGAACATCTCCACCCCATCAGCCTTAATCCCGGCTACGATGCGATCGGTAGCGGGGGTTTCGATGCCTTTAAGAATGACTACATCGCAAGGGTCGCCGTTCGTGCTTTCTATCCATTCAATCGTATGATCAACAGCCGATTTGAGCGCCGCATTCTCCGCCGCAAGCTGCTTAAACGCTTTCGCCAGCTTCAGGAACTTCTGCTCTCTGATCGACAGCTCACCCGCGCTCTCCATGGAGGCGATGAGCTCGTTTACTGTTTCGATGTTCATGCTGTCCACCACTCAATCAGTTTGCAGATCCCCCAGGTCACGACGATAACAGCGACCCAACCGGCAATGTCGATCACAGCTGCGAACCAGAGCAGAGCGCGCCGGCTATAATTTTCAGGTTCAAAGTTCATTGAGCCTCCCCAAGCACCCAGCGCAGTGCTTCAGCGTATTCACCGCTGGCACCTTCGAGGGCTTTTGTGATTTCTTTGCGTGATTTGAGACGTGGCTTAGTTTCGCCAAGCACAGCGCGCTGACGCCGGGCTTTTTCATGGCCGGTTGTGCCAGCAGTTGCCGCTTCGATTTCAGAGACCTTCTCCCGCTGCTCTTCTGGTTTAAGCGATGCCAGCTGACGCGCCTGGGTAACGGTAACTGTGCCAGCCTCCACTGCATCGCGAACAGCCTGGGTGGCATCCAGCAGTGACAGCGTTGCGCGTACGGTCTGAACGCTGCAGCCAAACAACACCGCAATGTCGTCCTCATCGAGCCCGCGGTCGAGCGCGTCTGACATTTTTTTAGCCCGGCCAAGCGGCGTATCGGGTCGGCGAATTTCGTTTTCGCTGACCATGTATTTAGCCATCTGATTTGCCGAACCGCGCTTAATGACTCCAGGTACAAGCAGTGGGTCTTTGCCTTCTTTCAGACGGAGTTTATTTGCCTCCAGGGTATGTTTTACGCGCTGACGGCCTACAACTACGCAGGTGAGCCCAGTTTCAGGGTCTTTCCAGACGATGATCGGCTCCAGTACACCCAGTTCCGCAATGTTCAGTACCATCCCTTCCTCGATCGGCAGGTGTACACGCTCATCGTAAAGTGGGTGGGTTGTATCGGTGACCAGGTGCAGGTTTTCCGGTTCGAAAAACAAGACATTGCTTTTGCCGCTGGCACCGTAAGCGTCGATCGAGTTTTTAGCCATTTTTTTGAACTCCAATCAAACCGCTGTTTAGAAACTGTTTCATGCTCTCTTCTCCCGCCAAAAATTTAATCTCTCTTTGAAAAACTCCCGGTAGCTTTCCGGCGTCGCTGCAATCGACTCAACAATGAACTGACGAGTAACTTTCTTCTCGAACAGCTGACGTATGAGTGCCGCTGCCCGCATGTCGTAGTGCTCTTTGAGCTGGCACTCCTGCGGCCATTTGGCACGATTGAGCGGTAAGCCGGGCGGCAGATAATCTGATTGCCCGGCCATGCCTCATGCCCTCGTTTTTTCTGAGTTGGCGTAATAGCGGGGATCCACGCTGGTCAGTGTGAAATGCGGCACAGGCATGTCGTCATGCCGAATAATTCCGACATGATTCGATGCGAGCATCGTTGAGATACGTTTTTGCAGATCACGTAAGGTGATCTCTGCATCAGGATGATGTTTTTTGATGGCTGAAAGAATGTTCTGATACGACAGTGTCTTACCCTTCATCAGCGCAACCAGCTGCTGGGCGGAAACTTCATCGATGGTGCTATTCAGGGGTTTAATACTCTCCAGCAGCAGGCGATGCCGGCCAATGCTGCCGACACGCTGGCCAGTTTTTTTATCGAAATGCTCATTAGGTCCAGCAGACCAGACGGTAGCACCCTCGCTGAGCCGTACAGTTTTTTCACCCTTGTAATAAATCACGGTGCCGACATGTGTTTTACGACGGCGGCCGGATACCGCGGCCGTAGTAGTTTCACGTTTTACCGGCTTTTTCGGGGTGATCCCCGGAACTGGTTCTGGTCGCGGAGCTGCGACGAACACAGAACGGCTACGCGCACGGGCGCCAGCGTTCATGCGCCACAGAATAACGGGGATCCAGTTACAGCCATCATCTGGATTTACTGGTTTTGGGTAATTCAAATTCGTGGTCATAGGTCTTTCCTCGGTTTTATAGCGCTGGTCAGGCGCAGTTAAAATGTATCGGTGTTGTACTTCTCTGAATATCTACGCGGTTGTTTTCGTGGTTTTTCTGCCTCCAACTGAATGCGTGTTTTCTCTTTGCCGACATGCTGATCAACGTGCAGGAAGTGACCGTTTTTAAACTCCTGATAGATAACGGCACCAGCAGCACTAAATCGACTTTTCCCCAGGATGATTTCGGCGATCCCCGCCGCCGGACTTTCAGGGTTGTAGACTTCATCGCGGTACAGGAACATGATGCTGTCGGCGTCCTGCTCGATAGAACCGGAGTCGCGGAGGTCTGACATAACCGGGCGACGCTGGCCCGCCGGACGGGAATCCACGGCGCGTGAAAGCTGGCTAAGCGCGAACGTCGGCGTATGCAGGCGCATAGCCATAGTTTTAAGGTTTCGGGAAATGTGGGCGATCGCCAGGTCGTTACGTTCTGCCTTCGGTTTTTTAATCAGGCCAAGGTAATCAACAACGATCATCGCCAGATGCGGATAGCGGCGCTTATGCGTCTCTGCAACAGCCCGGATTTGCTCAATCGTCAGATCGGTAGCATCGACGATCCAGATATCGCGCCCGTTCATGGTCTCCATGGCCGCTGTAAAGCGCGCCCAGTCCTCATCTTGCATATCGAGGGGATTACGCAGGCGTGAAACCGACATGTTGCCAGAGCCCGCCAGAGAGCGTTCTACGATTTGCGCAGCAGCCATTTCCATGCTGAATATCAACGCGCCACCGCCGGCAGCAGTAACGCCATCGACAATCTTCAGCGCAAATTCCGTTTTACCCATGCCAGGACGGCCAGCGACAACAATCAAATCCTGCAGGTTAATACCGCCAGTGGCATCGTCCAGTTCGTCGATCCCGGTCTTTAAATTTCGGGTGCCCTCTTCGCCGTCCATGCGTTTCTGCATGGTTTCCATGTACACAGGCAATAATTCGCTCATGTGTACCGGCTGCACGTCGCCAGTGTCGCCGGTCATGTCCAGCAGCTGCGCCACGGCAGTTTCAACAACCTGATCACGCTGTTCCTGGTTGTTTGCCTGCCGGATGCCATCAGCGCCCTGCTGCAGTAATTCGGCCATACGGCGGCTGCGCCACGCCTTAACCATTTTGCCGGCGTAACCCTTAAGGTTCGGTACCGTGGCAGGCATACGTGTAATTTCTGATAAATCAGCCAGACTACTACCGCCCAGCGCTTCACTGACAAACAGCATGTCGATCAGGCCGTTCGCCAGCGCCTGTTTTTTAATTTCGGAGAACGCGCGACGGTGAAACCCGATGCTGAAAGATTCTTCAGGCGTAGAGGCGATCACATCGAATGCGTCCGGACTGGCGCCGCCATTTAGCAGGCCAGCCAGCACACAAGCTTCCAGTTCCTGCGGAGTCATAACGAACCTTCCCGGGTATTACGTAACGTTTCTGGTTTCATCAGGTAGTCAAAGCTGGCTCGCCATCCGCCATCTGTACCGAAATAAAAATCAGGAGCATCAGCGCGGAATTTTTCGAAGTACCCCATGAATGCACCGGTAGTTTTATTTTTCATGTGAGCAGCCAGGCGGGTGATCATCCGGCGACGGTCGGCATCCAGTTCAGCAGCAGGCAGAACGTCAGCAAAAATTTCGTTGTAGCCGTTCATGACGGCTTCCGGGTCGATATTCGCCTCCAAAACAGCCCATGCCTCAGCGTCGGCAAGATAGCCATCAAAGCGGTTTATCCGGCAGATGTTCGCAGGCTTCGGCAGGCTATCGCCGCGGCGGCGCCATGTGGCCAGCACCCAGCGGATAACCAACTGCAGTTCGTCCAGGGTGTACCCTTCCCGAGTGGTGGTAGGAGTCAGCATCATCACAAACGGTTTCAAGTCTCGGCAGCGGGTGCCCGTTTTCTCGTTGTAAAATTCCAGCGCTTTTTTAGCATAAGAATTAATTCTTTCCTCGCCTTCCCCCGTTTGGGGGTTAGGGGGATCAGTAGGTTCTATGACTGGTTCAAAAGAGTGACTGGTTCTGGTGCCGCCACACGGCATAGGGGCTATGCTTTTTGGCGGCATACCTGTGCTTTCTGGCGGCATAGGGGCTATGCTTTTTGGCGGCATAGGGTTATCGAGATTCATACAATACAGATTCGATGCGTTTCCCTTTCCGTTTTTTACCCCCGGGCGGTTTTCTTTGACCAGCAGACCCATAGAAATTAATGCATCGATATGATAACGAACTGCGCTTTTGCTGCATTCGCAGTGATCGGCAATATGCTTATAAGACGGCCAGCATTCGCCGGAATCATTGGCGTTATCCGCCAGTTTGATCAGCACTAGTTTTCGTATCGGGTTACCGGTTTTGATGGCCATTGCTTTGGCCATAAGTGTCATACTCATAGTCAGATCCCCAGCGTATCGGCCAACTGGCGGCAGGCTATTTCATATTCTTTCTGGGTCAGACCTAATTCCTGCAGTTCTGCCTTTCGCAGCTCGTAGCGTTCCCAGATCGTCAGCGCAGCAGCGCGACGTTCCTCGAAAATCGATTCGATATCTTCCATCGGGACTTGCACCCCGTTCCGGCGAAACCCGTTCCGCCAGGTGATGCGGTCTTGTGTTCTCATTGGTCTTTCCTCGGTACAGGTTAAACGCTGGTTAGGCGCTGTGTTTCTCTCATCGCTTGCAATGCCTTCGCAACTTGCTGCGGGCCGTCTCTGGCCTCGAGCAATAACGCGATAATGGCCGCCGCAAATTCGCGTATGGCGACGCAGATCAAATACTGGGTAGACATGTCCAGGCGTGCGTAACGTTCCGCCGGCAGCGCCGCTTCCATTGCCTTGGCCAGCGCTTGGGTTTTGGTTATGGCCGCTTTAGTTTCTCCACGCAGCCAGCGAAAAATCTGCTGGCGGTTATTGTTGATGGCCCGCCAGTCTGCTTTTCCATCTGCATCTTCAATCTGGTGCAGTTTCAGCACGCCGGTGTTACCACCGAGACGAAACCACATACGGCTTATCTCGATGGCAACCAGCTCCTGCCCACTTTCTGCCGCCCAGCTGAATATCTCTCGCTTCAGTTCCTCGATGTTTTCCACTTCGCGTCTCCTGTCGCTGAAAATTGATTAAGCGTAATCAGATTTAGATCACACCAGTTGTTAAGCTGCGTTCTGTTCGGGGATGCCATCGGTAGGTTTCCGATAAATGTTTGGTAGCAGGTCATGTGGTGTTACCTGATACTCGGTGGCCGCAGCCCATTTCAAAGCCGTTGCAGCCCCAAGCAGGCATTTACCTGTAGCGATTCGGCTTACATAGCCTTGAGTTTTCCCAACCAGTACGGCGAACTCATGCTGACTAACACCAGATGTTTTTAAGTAGTCTTTCAGTTTCATCATTAAGGCCTCTGTGATTGAACATTATGAATATTAATAACGTTAATATTTTTCGTCAATACCAATGACCTTAGAGTTTGATTAATTTTGCGAATAACATGCTGCCATGAGAAAGAAAACCATTGACGCCGTTGAGCGCGAAGCAGCTAAACGCCTTCGTGAAATCTGGAACGAAAAAAAAGTAACTTTACGTCTGACTCAGGAGAAGGCAGCGGAGGTGCTTGGCTTCAGCACACAGGCGTCAGTAAGCCATTACTTAAATGGCACTACACCACTGAATACCGACGCCACCTTAAAATTCGCTTCACTTCTTGGAGTGAAACCAGAAGAGATTCGACCTGATCTGGCTGAAATGATGAATTACGTTAGAAAGTCAGGTGAGTATTTAGAAGATCGGTCAGTACCAGGCTGGAAGCTACTTAGCCCAGAACTTGCAGAACTCATTGATTTGTATGAAAGACTGCCACAGAGCGAAAAGGAACGGCATTTATCTGATTTAAAAGAGAAAGTGGAAGGATTTGACCGTTTATTTAGAGAGTTACTAGCCACACGAAAGCAATAACGCCCCCCTCCATGTGATTATGATCCCAGCTTCGAGCTGGGATTTTTTTGTCTAAATTTATCAACACCATACAAAAAATATTGTCGTTATTAATATTTTGATATTGACCAATAATATTATCATTATTAATATCCATCACATCAACGACGCACTAACCACGCGGCAGTTGTTCAGAAACAGTTCTGACAGCCCGGAAAGACGGGCGCGAATTCTTCGGGTCGCCGACAGTACGATGACATGCGGGAAAGACTGCAACCGGCGTATGGCACATGCGTCGAAGCGGTCCGGGGGATCCTTGGTACATGGCCCAGCGGGTAGCCGGAATGTGCAAGCCAGGTGTCCAGGCACGACAGGCGATTCACCATCGTGGCGGTACGGTGTGACTCCCGGGAAGAGTCCGGGATACAACATGAGAGCGCACTTCATTTTTATCAGTTATGGCGATGTTCTTAAATCAAAAGGCGGAGTGCGCTCCCAGTTGTACAGAATCACGTAGCCAGCGTGGTACCAGAGAAAAATTGCTGTGTGTAGTCTTGGCCCGGGCGCCCCGGGCATTTTTTTAACACAGTGACGGTTTTACCGTTGTGCCTGAGTCCCCGAACGGAGAGGCCAAACCCACAACGTGACACCAGGGAAAGACCGGAGGAAGTACAACGCCTGACCAGCGTCAACCTGAGCATGACCAGCTCTGGCACCGGGGAAGACCGGAAAAGGAAAGACCAATGGGCCTAACCAGCCTGACAGCCGGGAAAGACCGGCACCCTTTAGATGGCAAAAGGCCCGCACAAGGCGGGCCAGTTACCCCGGGCGGCGACCAAACCACCCAGATTCCGTAGGGGACCAACCCTACGGAGAGGAAAGACCAATGCCGACAGAATCAACACTGATCGGCTCTGAGTATACATCAACAAGGAGTCGCTATGGAAGCGCTTACCATCCCAGTAACAATCTACGTTCTGGCAACAACCAATCCATATCTACCAACGTCTTATCACTCATTCACCTGTGACATGTCACAACAATACCCTGATCTGTATGTCCTCGTTACTACCAAAACGGTAGAGGTTGCCATTCCGGCTTTAGAGCCAATCGACATTATTGGCATACAGGTTAATGCCCTTCGTGCGAAGAAAGAGAAAATCTCTGCCGAAGCAAAGAAGGAGCTGGGTGTTATTGAAGACCAGATTCAGCAGCTGCTGTGCATCGATCACTCTCCGATTGAAGAAAACGACGTACCGTTTTAATTAACCGGCGCGTGACCTGCGCCAGAAACCAAGAGGAAAGACCAATGACCATCTACAACGGCTTATTTGAGCCAAAGAAATCGGCTATTAAGGACTGCGGCGCCGTACAGCTGGCGATCGCCGTCGAAGCACCGAACAAGAAAGTCGCCGAAAGCATTATTACCGGAAAACTCTGGGAATCTTACCCGGCGAACGGCGACAACTATTTCAAACCTAAGCTATGGGAACACGTTGAAGGCCAGCCACTGCCAGCAGTCGGCCAGTTCGATGAGCAGTTCGCCCAGAAAAACACCTTTGACGGTGAAAAATGGGTGGCTAACAGCCAGAATGGCGACGTCACCGAGCTGCCTGCAGGCGATGAAGTGATCGATCTGATGACGGTATCCCCCAGGGAGCGTTTTGCTGCTGTATTACTCTTCAGCAAATTAGAGATAAACGGCCAGCTCTATTCGCAGGTTGTAGATTATCTTGATGATCTGGATAACCACGACGAATCCATAGAAGAGGATGACCGTTTTAATTTCAATGTGCTTTGCGCCCTGCACAACAACGAGCCGGTGAAACATATGCACGTGGAAGGTCTGAACAATCTGATCCATGGTATCTTCTCCCATTTTGAAAACCAGACGCCGGGTAAAGCGGCTATTTCTCAATTTGTAAAACGCTGGCTTGAAAATCCCGGTAAACGCGAAGAAATGGTACCAGGCCAAAATTATTCCCCCAGCACTGATAATAACGTTAAAATCGCGCCAAAGCGTGGTTATAAACATACCTATGCAACACTGGATCAGGAGATCGCTGTTGCGCTGCTCCCTATCTCTCCCGACGCGCCAGTATTATCATGCAACCTTCGCGACGCGGAGAAAATCATTGCAGACGATCGTGAGGATTTTAAACGTTGGTCTGCATCACTGCATGTCACACCGAACATACTCAAATATGACCGTGCCAGCATTTTCGGAGTAGTGCAGAACGTTCCGGCGAAAGATACTTACCATTTTCCGGAAAGTCTGCGCCGCCATATTACTTCATGGCTTGAAGCTAACGGCCGCTTTGAAGAAGACGAAGGCTCATCACAAAGACAAACGACAGCGGAGCAAAATACCGCCTCAAACGTGGTCGAAAAAGCGGAAGCACTACAGCCGGTGGTAACCGATACCCAGGCCAAACAGGCGCGTGAGACGCTCAACGATATGGGCTATGGCGTTTATGCGTCATACAATTACAGCGCCAGCGAGCCAGAGGAAAAACTGAGCGTCAAAGCGCAAAGAATTGCTGATGATGTGGAGCAGTTGGTAGAGCACATAAACCAGAAAGAAACTATGCCTCGCGCTGAAGAAGTCGTGCGATTAGTCGATAATCCTGGCACCGAACAAGACAACCTGGCGCTGTGGAAACGCGTCTTCAAAACCGATGAGCGCTTTACCAAAGCATTCCCACAAAACGGCGGCGGCACCTCAATCAACGGCACGTATCTTACGATGCTGGCTACCCGTGAGTTCGGCCTGAAAGGCATCGGCTGGGGCGTCGATATACTGGAAGAACGCTTTGACGATGGAGCGCCAATTACACGGACTGTAAAAGGAACTGACGGTAACAATACATGGGAACTGATCTCAGATGGTAATGGCGGCTTCCTCACTGAAAAACACCATGTGATAAAAATTAGGCTGTGGTACCTGGTAAACGATGTTCGCGGAGAAGAATATGCCTACGGCTGCACACCCTATATTTCCGGCAGCAAATATGGCCCGATCTGCGATGGGGAAGCCGCTAAAAAATCCCTTACCGATGCCACTAAAAAGGCGTTATCCGGCCTAGGATTCAGCGGCGATATCTTTATGGGCCTTTACGACAATCTGGAGTACCGCCAGAAAAACAAGGCAGAGTTTGATCTGAAGAATGCCAGCGAAACCGCAGAGGACGCAGCACGTCTTCGCCAGGAGTTTGACGACAAACTCAGCCGTGTTGCTAACACTCTGGCACATGGCGTGACAGTGAACGAATTAAACGGCGTGTTCTCCCCTATCGCGCGTGAAATCGACGTTCACATTAAAGCCGCACAGGCCAACGGTGACGCACAACATGAACGCTATCTTTCTGGCCGCCTGCGCCGCCTGATTGCCATTAAAGATGGTCGTCTCAAAGAACTGAATAAAGCCGAGGAGAAAGCATAATGACTTCCACAACTGCAATTGCTATTGCTGCTGATATGTCTAAACTCCAGGCGCTTCTGGAAAATGAAGACGGTTCTGGTCTGTCAGCTGAAATGATCGCCGATACAATGGAGGGGCTCGAGCTGCAGCTCGGCGACAAACTCGACGCGGTATTCGTCCATGTTCGCAACCTTGAAGGTCTGGCGAAAACCTGCGACGAAGAAGCCAAACGCCTGGCCGCCCGTAAAAAGTCATTCGAAGGTAAGATCACCAACCTGAAGAATTATGTGCTTCAGTGCCTGCTGGCCGCGGGGAAGGATACCGTTAAAACTGCAAAGAACACCTTTACCGCCCGCAAAGGTGCAATCAACGTGGTGATCGATAATGTCGATTTACTTCCGGATGATTTGGTAACCGTTGAGACAGTGGTTACGCCGGACAAAAAGGCGATCAAAGAGGCTATCGAATCCTCGCAGGCGGCGGCTGCACAGATTACTGCTGATGGCGGAGAGATACCGGGAGAACTGTTAAATCCAGTGCCGGGCGCTCACCTTGAGATTGGCGAACGTTCACTGCAGGTGCGCTGATATGCTGAGACTATCTCTGAAAAAAGGTGATGCGGTTCATATCGTGTTACCAGATGGGACTAACGCAATTATCGAAGCGCTGGCCCGGTGTGAACTCGGTATGCACTTCCCCCGCAATATCAAGATAACGCGTGAGGATGGTGCATTCCAACCGAAACAAAACCTGATTAAGCATAATCAGAAATAGCCCATCACTACCGCTAGCATTGTGGTCTACCAATAAACCGGAGATCACAATGCTACGTTGGCAACCAGGTGTAGTTTTACTTTCTGAATTCGATATCAAAATTGGCAGGCTATCAGCCAGCGTTAGAAAAAGGACTCTGACCCAGTCCGATATCCATATCGCTTGTGATACAGCTGACAACGCAATAGCCCGGCTTATGAGGAAAGACCATGACCAGAGAAAACGATCTCCTGACCGACGATGAACTGATAGAATTGACCGGATACCGATTTCCTTCTAAGCAGTGCTCGGCTTTAGCTAAATCCGGTATTTCGTTTGTTAAACGTCGGGACGGCCGGCCTCGCGTGACATGGACACATGTGAATGCAGCACTATTCGGAGACAGAAAAATAGTTGCTGACGAAGAAGAAAAACCAAACTTTGATGCTATTTAAATTATGGGAAGAAAAAGAAAAAACCAGGAGGATAACAAACTTCCTCCCCGCGTTTATTCAAATAAGTACAGTTACTATTACAAACCAACCTCAAAAGAATGCATCACAATTGGCCCCGTATCAATGCCCTTATCTCAGTTATGGGCAAGATATGAGGCATTAATTGACGAACAGGCCAACGTAATGACATTCAGTAAATTATGGGGGTTATTTCTTAAGAGTGCCTATTATCTTGAATTGAAACCAAGGACGCAGAAAGATTATCTGCAACACCAGAAAAAGCTACTTGCTGTATTTGGGAAGATTACGGCAGATAAAATTAAAACTGAAGATATCAGGATGTTTATGGATAGGCGAGGCTTGCAAAGTAAAACACAGGCAAATCATGAAATGAGTAGCATGTCTCGTGTTTTCAGATGGGGTTTTGAGCGGGGTATGGTTAAAAGGAATCCTTGCCAGGGCGTCAGTAAATTTAAAGCTGTCGCCCGCGGGAGGTACATTACCGACGCGGAATACGAGGCCATCTATAAGGAGGCGGATGATGTCGTTCGTACAGCAATGGAAATAGCCTATCTTTGCGCTGCCCGCCTGGCTGATGTACTCGGCATGCAGTGGCGACAGGTAACGCCGGAAGGAATCTTCATTCAGCAGGGTAAAAACAATGTTAGCCAGATCAAACAGTGGACAGACCGGCTTAAACAGGCTTTCGAACTCGCAAAAACATTCTCTAATTCCGGCAATCCAGGAGCATTCGTCCTAATGGGTTCACATGGTAGCGGGTTCAGTAAAAGAGGATTCAGCCACCGATGGGAGGAGGCAAGGCATAAGGCTTCTGTAAAACTGGGGTACGTTCTAGACTGTACGTTCCACGATCTGAAGGCGAAAGGTATCTCTGATTACGAAGGAAGCAGCCGGGATAAACAACTGTTCAGCGGACATAAAACAGAAAGCCAGGTACTGATTTATGATCGTAAAACTAAGGTGTCACCCACTCTCGACAAGCCGCCAATTGAGACTAAAAATTCTAAGTGA